CTTGTAGGTTGATTGGATGTAAGTGACATCATCACGTGTCAACAATCGGTCATAAATCCAATGAAATGCGTCAGAGGGGTTGTAGTCAATCCATATCTTGCCCGTGGTACGAACTAAGAGCTGAAAGAAGTCCTCCCAAGACAGTTCGTTTGCCTCGTTGCAGAATAGGTAGTCACGTCTTGCTCCCCGTTTCTTTTGCGGTTGGTCAAGGCTGATGAACTCAAAGAGGTTGCCGTTGAGGGTGTAGGTGTAGTCGCTCTTGTTATGGCGGGCCTCATCGTAGAGGTCAAGGTTGCGTAGGATTTCAAAGAAGTCCCTGTACGCAGTCATCTTCAGCGAGGGTAGCGACTTACGCACAATGGAGAAAACCTTGCCCTTCTCTTGCATTGCGATGATGATCAGCATCTGCAAAATGGAGTAGGTCTTGCCTGACCGGCTACCGCCTTGATTTACGACTATGCGAGTGGGCGCAGTATAGTTGCGCTCAAACAACTCACTTGTCTTGACTTGCAGAACGGACAATCTCTACTTTGATTTGGGTTAGCTCATCAGAGACCTCGTGTGAGTTCTCGACTCTTGCGAGCTTGGGTGTCGTGTACTCCGCCATCTTGTTGAGCAGGTCAAGCGCACCCTTCGGGTCATCGGCTGCCACGTGCGTGAGCCAAATGGTCATATTCTCAAGGTTGTCCTCAATCAACTTTTGGAACGCCTCACGAATCTTGTTGGTGCTTTTGTTGGCGATGCCTGCGGGTCTGCCTGCGGGGTTGAGGCTTGGGCCTCCTTTTACGAGGTTGGGGTTTCCTTTTGGCATAGTTCTATTTGGATGTTTTCTAAATAACCCGTTTTGATAAGTGGTGATTGTGTGTTGCTTTCAGCATCTCTTTGTGTTGGGTCTTGTCCCCGAATGCGTTATGACACGCACGACATAAGGCCATTAGGTTGTCGATGGTGTCAGCGTGCTTGCTACCTCCCATTCCACGTGCCTCGATGTGGTGTATGTCTACGGCTTTTGATTGGCATACCTCGCAGGGAATCCAATCGGTGGTGTCGTAGCCCATCCCCTTCAGATAGACCTTTGTGTGGTTCTTCACTTTTGATAAATCCAACAATCGTCAATGAACGTAGCGTGAGGTAGTAGCTCATCTACTGCTTGGATGACTCCTTTCCAATTTTCGTGGTAGTCATCTCCTGCTATGTAGCCTCCCTTCTTTACTTTGGGTAGCCATAGCTTGATATCTTCTTTAACGGCTTCGTAGGTATGGGTTAGGTCTATGAACACCACGTCCAATGACTCGGCTTTGAACTTGCCTGCTGCTGCTTTGGATGTTGCTTTTATGGCCTTGTACTTGCGCTCACCCATATTCTCTACAAAGAGTTGGTAGATGTCTTGCTCGGTTGCGAGCTTATGGTGAGTGGTCAGTTCGTTTGGTGATCCCTTCCAAGTGTCTACGATGATTATGTCTTGGCCTGTTGCTTTGTCGCATAGGTAGGACGATGACTTGCCAAGCCAAGCACCCAACTCAACGAAGGTTCCGTCTTTGGGCATATTGGCAAGGAGGTAGTCGTATGCTGCTTGGTGGTTGAACCACCCTTGAATTTGTTTTGTAGCTTTCATCGTAAGGCGTTGTAATAGCAGAGGTATTGGTCTACGCAGATGAGCGTTCCGATTCTTGCTGCTGCGTTAGCAAAGATACCATCGGCCTCGTATATCTTCTCGAAACGTAACTTTGGCAGATGGTAGGGTTTGAACATAAAAGAGGCGGTGTCAATGTTTCCGATTCTTGGTTGATCGGTTGGGCGGAGCCTTCCCTCTTGCCCCCAAGTTACGATTGACGAGTCAAGTGAGTTGAGGTTGTTCCACTCCTCAATGAACTTAGGGTGTAGGATGTTGTCATCGTCCAAGAAGTACACCCAATCATCTTGCGTGAATTGGTCTTGGTATAGGTCAAGGAACTCATTGCGTAGAGGGTTGCCCCATCCGCCCGTGTTCTTTGAGTAGTAGGTTACGTTTGCGCCTGTTGATTCTTTAAAGTCAGTTGACGCATCCATCATCACCACCCACGTTGCGTAGGGTGGGATGTACTGTTTTATGCGTTTGAGGTTCTCAGGGCGAGAACAAGGGGTCACAATGTAAAGCATCGGAGTTCGTTGATTTTGGTCATAGTGTAGTCTTGGACGTATTGGTATAACGATTCCGCTATATCAGCGACTTGGTTGGGATTGTCATTTAGCCTCTTGATTGCTCCTGCCCATTCAGAGGGATGGTTGATGGCTATACAGTTGTCCTTTGTGATGTATGGCGTATAGGGTTCGGTCTTACTTACGATCAGGGCGCATTTGCTGAATCCTGCTTCGAGCATCTTTAGATGTGATTTGCACTTTGCGAACTCTGATTTTGAAAGCGGCACAAGGCTCACATCAAAGAACTCGTAGAGGCGATGGTACGAGTTAGGCGGGAAGGTCTTGAGCGTGGTTGATGCGTTCATCATCTGAGGGTATTTGTCTACGTCTGCGACATACGCATCGTAACCCGTGAGGTCAATGGTTGATTCACGAACGTCAATCTGATGGTGATTGCCACCAATGTAGCCGAAGCGAACTCTCTCTGATGGCTTGCGGTCTATCTGCCAAGTGGGAACACTTATGGCATTGGGGATGACTCGAATGTTGCTATTGTATCGCCTGACCTTTGAGGCAAGGTGTTTGTTCGTGACCCACACCTCGTCAGCCACCTTCATCGATCGGATGATCTGAGATTTCATCTTGTCAGTATAGATGCCACGCAAAGGATGGGTCGGGGGTAGCACCCACCAATCGTCCTGATCAACGATGAGCTTGATGCCTTCACGCTTGCACAGGATCACAAAGTCATCAAACGGCTCAACAGGGAACATTCTGCTTGAGAACACGTGAGTGACCTTAGGCCATACCTCAGGATCTACGTCCGTGATTTTCTCTACAAAATAAATGTCCGCCTCCTGATGGCAAATCAGAGGGGCGAACACTCGGTGATATGACACACCCGAATTGACCTTGTGAAAGGCAAGTATGAAAGGTCTACTCATAGTGATCGCCTTCGTTGCCGTTGGTTCCGATGATGTCCATACGTTTGTTCATCTTCTCCTCATTCATAGCCCATTGCTCTTGCTTGACTTTGAGTTCTTCGTTTCTTGCCCAATCACGCATAGCGTAACGCTCAAGGTGTTCCACCCACATACGAGCAGCAACTGCTCTGCGTTGGGGTTTGAAGGGGTAGGTCTTGCGCAGGCGAGCCATTGCAATCCTCATAAATTGGTCTCTCATATTGATAAATCGTTTTCGGTTAGTAGCGAATGCAGCTTGTCTCTTGTTCCCTCGTAGGCTTTGTGAACCTCATCAGGCATTGAATCAGGAGCGTACTTGGTATTGGCTCTCAAGAAGTGGTCAAGCTCCCAAATGATGTAGGCGTACTTGCCTCCGTTGACGGCCTTCTCGAACTCGTCTTGCTCATCGGGTAGGTCGTATTCAAGTGTTGCTTTCATTTCTCTTTAGTGTTAAAGAAAAAGACTCCGTTAATCAGGGCGGTAGCTTGCCGCTTGCTGAATCCTAATGCGCCATAAGCGGGCGGAGTTCTCATTTCTATTTGGTTTTGTATTCTTTATCAAAAGAATCTGCAATCTCACGGGTGGTTAAATCTCCGTACTTGAAAGCGAAGTCAACCATCTGCTCCTTCTCAATTCTTTTTGCTTCTCTAATATCAAGTGGTGTGATTGTACCTTGCATCTCCCACATATTAACAAGCCACTCTACTGCTGTCCGTTTCATCTCTCTAAAATTTAATTGGTTTTGTTTGCCCTCATTTAACCGCATCAGGCTTCTCGGTTTGATTGGGTCGAATTCGACCCCTTATAGTTCTCCGAAGATTGTGTACGAGTCAATGTCCTCACCCAAGATGAAGAACTGCTTGTACAATTCAATTGCCTCAAGCGTTTTTCTTTCGCCTTCTGCTACGAACTCAGGAGTGATGGAGTATATACCCACATCCAAGCTCGCCTTGTCAATAGCGATGAAGTAGAACTTGTCAATCGGCACACCGAACAACCGAGTGTAGATGAACGCCTGTACATCGTAGCCGTACTTCTTTGCAGAGTATGGGAACGCCCGTAGGTCGGTGGTGGTCTTTAGGTCAGCCAAGAAGCCATCAGCGATGATGTCTGCCTTTGCACGGAAGGGCATCCCGCCAATGGTTCCAATCGCAGGTTGCTCAAACTCGCAGCCCTCAATCATTGACAGGAAGTACTCGTTCCGGAGCAGGGCATCAGCGATCCGTTGAGCCTCATCAAACTCCTTGCGGGTGCATAGGTTGCGTTCGCCTTTTGCTTCTTGCCAAGCCTTTGCGTTCTTGCTCTGCACCTCAATCACGTTGTACTCCTCCACACGATGCGGCTCAAGAGCCATCAGGTGAACGAGCCTACCTACCGAGAAGGCATCGGAATCCTCGCTGCCGTACTTGGTGACGTAGTGGTAGGTCTTTGGTGAGGTTAATAAAAGTTTACAAGCTGAAGATGACAGGGCATTCTTTGAGAGGTTGCCGTAGTAGAAGTCATCATCGTGCATCTTGGATTTGATGGTTTCTAAATCCCAAGTGCTGCCATCAAGTAGTTCTATGATTTTCATTTGATTGGTTTTGATAAAGATAAGCAAAAATGTTTACTTGCAAAAGTTCCTCTGGTACCAGTCCTCAAACAAGACCTTAGGTGTTCCAGAGTCGTAGGCCTCTGCCATATTCAGGTACTCAATAAGCTCAATGTCTTTGAGCATTGATTCAGATAGGTCTAATGACTTCAGCTCTCGTAGGCTTTGGGCTATTGTTTTCATTCTTCTGACGCTACGTTTGTTGCCCAGTTGATGTACGCATAGTAAATCTGCGAGTCAAGTGCAGGCGGTGGGTTGTGAATGGATGAGGTTGGGTATGCGGTAGTCATAATGTAGCCATCAACATCCGACTGCTCCTCGTGGTAAGTGATGTCCATCTCGTAGGAGTAGAAGTCCTGCACGTGGTTATAGCCGAGCCATTTGGCAAGAACTTGGTCAGAGTTTAGGTTGTCAGGGTCGTAGTCCTCTAACGCATCCCAGTAAGCTTGTGGCAGAACATCCTTGTCCTCAAGCCAAAACTTTAAATCCCATCTCCACCCAAAATGGCCAATACCATCTCCATATTTGACATTCATATCCAAGATATCGGTCACCTACAATTCTATACTTTGTTTTCATTTCTCGTTGGTGTTAAAGAAAAAGACTCCGTTAATCAGGGCGGTTGCATTCCGCTTGCTGAATCCTAATGCGCCATAAGCGGGCGGAGTTCTCATTTCATTTGGTGTTAAAGGTTTCGTTGTAGTATTCCTCACATTGAGAACCCGATGTTGGAACCCACTGTCCGCCATCCCAATAGGCATTCTCAATCTCCTCCTTGTGCATTGCTTTGGCTTGCAACAAAATTGCACCAATGACAAGGTCATTACCGCTCGGTATTAGTTTGTCCAATGAGCTAACTGCCCATTCAATACTGCTCTGTTTCATTTTTGTTTAGTGTTAAAGGTTTCTTCATAATACTCATCAAATGTTGGGTCAGATGGTTTGATATATTCATCTCCTTGATGTGCTACTTGTGCGTCAAGCCAAACCCCTGCTAACATTTCTTTCTCTTTCTTAAGAAGTGCTTGCGCCTTTCCAATAGCCCAAAGTATTGGCTCATTTTTTGTGCCGCTTACTTTAAATTCAAAATCATATAATTCTTTGAGTTGCTCAATCAACTCTTGCATTGGTGTTTTCATTTCTCTTTATTTTTAAAGGGTTCCAACAATCGTGTACGAGTCCAAGTCCTCACCTAAGATGAAGAACTGCTTGTAGAGTTCAATGGCCTCCAT